CCCGTCTGAGTTACGTGCTTCCCAGCACTAACTCCGGATCACATCCTTCAAGGCATGTGATCAACTTTATACGGTACCCACTTACAGCGCCGCGAGGTGCGACACCCTCAGTGGGGAGGCCATATAAAGCCGACGCCAGCACCACAGATGGGTGCCAGTGCTTCCACTCAAGGCGAGGACTAACAGGGACGTAAGCTCTGACGAGCTCCCAACCCTGCTGGTCCCCAGTGCCCTGGATGGTAGTCCACTGGTCATCGTGGATTACGGTGTCCCCCAAGGTAGGGGGGCCCCGTAGCCTGCGAACATGCAAGGGAAGCATGTCCAAACATCTCATCCAAGCACGCTTCACAACGTGCCACCGCCTCGGATGCGCACCGTGTGCTTTCGCTACACGACGCAGACCGTTGGCAAGTGAGATGAAATGCTGTGGTTCTGTAGGCTCTTCCTCGATGTTGTGTCCCCTCACGGGGATCCCATCGTAGAAGTCGCCACCACAAGACTCACGGAATCGGCCAGACACGAATGTCTTCCGAGGGTTCGGCGTGAAGCCGCACCACCGCAAGCAAGGCAGGAGTGTATCAGCTAGGTTCCTTGGGACGATGATATCATCGCCATACACCCAGATGCCCTTTCCGGGGCTGACCTGATGACCAGTCCTATCGGCACAAGCTTGCGCGAGTGCTGCAAAGATTATGGTCTCCAGTTCAAAGGTGTAACCGTTCCCCATAGAGGAGAACTTTTCCAATTTAACCCACTTCCGCTTTACGCGGGTATAGGGAGAACGTAGCGCGTCTAGGACGTCAAACCAGCGTGCAGGCATCACTGCCTTCACTAACTGGTAGGATACGGTATCGCTGGCGCTCGTGAGGTCGATCGTCGCTAAGGTCCCATACCGGGACCCGTCGCGAGCGAGCAACCTATGTGCCGTCTGGCCCTCTTTCAAGTCAATCCCAGCAAACAGAAGGCGGCGTTTCAAATGCCGTCCGACTGCAAGTTGGTACGCGACGTTCACGGAGGGCTCGACACAGATCCCCCTGTTCTTCAGACCATCCTTGGGCACCGAAGTAAATCGGTTTCCTCGGACAGTCCTCGGTTCAGAGTTCCACGGCTTATCACGGTAAAGGGCTCGCGCCCACGCAGTCTCCTCCCACAAGGGGAGTACGCACCGCGCGTCTTCCGTGACGGTCGGACGGGATGTCATTTTGTCAGGCACTGTGGTGTAATGCCGACGGTCTTCGAACGTAGCACCAGGGCCGTGTCTAAGATCCAAGTCCCGAGGGACCGGTCCTAGCCACCCATCGATAATTTCACGCACATCGTCCAGGAAGGATGATATACGCACGTCAGTAGGGTCCTCGAAAGGCCCGTTGTTGACGTAACGACTTAGCCGCACGTTAGTGCGACAGCACTGTCGCTCAGACTCCCAGAAGGAATCGAGCGCTACTTGATGCCTGTCGATCCCCCCGACATCCAGACGAAGCTTCCGAAGAAACTCGGTTGCCTGGACATCTAGGAAAAGATCTTCAGCATCGTTGTAGAGCTTTGGGTCCACCTTCATGCTGAACAGCTGCCCATACTCCCTTGCCTTCATCAGGCACGCAATCGCGAGACTGCGGGGAGTGTTCGCGTCCTCCAAATACGCGAGGACGATTCTCTCCAATTGCTGCGAGA